AATGGAAGATTTAAACGCACCGGCGATTTAATGTTTCGAGTGGGCGTTTTAGGTGGGGCCGGCGGTGGTGGTGCGGGCGCTTTTGATGGTTTGCCCGGAAAAGATACACGGCATTGGCGAATGTTAGAATTTGGAACTGAACATATGGCGGCAAAACCTTTTATGCGGCCTGCTCTTGAAAACAACATTGGTCCCGCAACTAATATATTTATTGTAGAGCTTGATAAAGGTATTAGTAGGGCAATTAAGCGTCAGGCCAAGAAGGCTGGGAAATGACCTATCCTCCGATTTACGAAATCATTTCTGTTGTGCCTGCTATAACGAACCTTATCGGCTCGAACCCAGTGCGGTGTTACCCGTTCGGTGAGGCGCCACAGGGTGTTCAGGGGCCATATGTTGTTTGGCAGCTTGTCACCGGGTCTCCTGATAATTATCTGAAGCAATCTCCTGACACTGATTCTTTTAGTGTTCAGATTGATATCTATTCTAAAGATGCAGAGCAGTGCAGGTTTGTGGCCACGGCATTTCGTGATGCGCTTCAGTCAGTCTCATATATCACGCGTTGGGGTGGGGAATCTCGCGACAACGTAACAAAGAAGTATCGCGTTAGCTTTGACGTCGATTTTATCACCTCTCGAAACTAAGCCCTTCCGGGCAGTTTAAAACCCACGCTGGAGAAAGAAATGAGCAAGCTGACTCAAGGAACTCAGGTTTTTTTCATTGATCCAGAGGGCAGCGCGCCCTCTGTTGTGGAGGTTGAGTGCGCGACCTCCTTTAATCCTGGTGGCGCGCCCGCTGATCAGATTGAAGACACATGTTTGTCCGCGAATGAGCGTTCTTATAAACCCGGTCTGCGTACTCCTGGTCAGGCGTCGATGACGATTAATGCCGATCCTGAAAATGGCAGCCACATTCGTTTGCATGAGTTGAGCGAGGAAGATCCTCAGCCAACACTGAAATGGGCGGTTGGCTGGTCTGATGGTGATAGTTCACCTGGTATTAATAGCAGTGGTGACTTTGATCTTCCGTCAGATCGGACGTGGTTTGTTTTTGAGGGCTATGTCGCGGACTTCCCGTTTGATTTCCAGTTGAACGCAGTTGTGACTACGACTGTTTCTATTCAGCGTAGCGGCGGCAGCAGCTGGGTTCGCAAAACACCTTAATACAGGGTATGTAAATGGATATTAAAACGCTGGAAAAAATGGGAGGGATTGTTTCTTCGGAGCCGGTTCTTGTTGAGGTTAAGTGGGATGATCGGATTCCTGTTCCCGATACATCAGGCCGTAATCCAACAAGGACTGTGCGTGCCGACGATGGCGGCCATCTGGTTGAGCCGAATCCTGAATGGGATGAGACATATATCGGCGAGATGTCTACGTTTCAGGTTCGCATCAAGCAGCTCTCATATGGCGATGTTGAGCGTATTCGTTCTCAGCCCATAGATCCGGAAAAGCCCAATCGCAGCGCGAATGCTTTATTGATCGCAGAGAGCGTATTGGTTGGTGAAGAGGGCGATGATCAGTTCACATACGAGCAAGCCTATCAATTGAAACCCACGTTGGCCGCCGCGCTTCTTAAGGCGATTGGCGAGTCTACAGCTGTAAAGAGCTGACGCCTTCCGATGAGTTCTGGTGCGAGCTGGTTTTGGCTGGTGTCGGTGGGCGGACGATCGCACAGGCGAAGCGCGCACTCTCTTTTGGTGAGGTTGAGGTCTGGCAATCCTTCATGCGTAAGCGCGGGCCAGTAAGTATGCAGCGAAGATCTGACTGGCCCGCGGCTCTGATCGCGATGTTGTTGTCTCGCCTTGGGGGAGATAAGACCAGTCGGATGATGGACTTTATGCCGTTTGCCGACAAAAACGACGGCGAAATTTCACTAGATTCAGCGTTGAAGGAGTGGCAGTAAATGGGGAATCGTAGCCTTGGTACCCTTACCCTTGACTTGGTGGCCCGTATTGGCGGCTTCGAGCAGGGCATGGATAAGGCTGCCAGAGCATCTAAGAAGCGCACGGATGCGATTCGCGGGCAGCTTAAAGTCGCTGGCACTGCGATGGTCGCCTTTGCTGCTACATCTACAGCAGCACTGGTGGCTATGACCAGGGCTACTTTGGATAATAGTCGCGAAGTTATTCGGCTCAGTCAGATTTCGGGTGCGGGTGCTAAGGAGTTTCAGCGCTATGCAGCCGGTGCAAGATATCTCGGTGTTGAGCAGGAAAAGCTTTCTGATATTTTCAAAGATACTGGCGATAAAGTTGGTGACTTCTTGGAGACAGGTGGTGGGCCGCTAGCTGATTTCTTTGACAATATAGCCCCTAAGGTTGGTGTGACCGCTGCGCAGTTTCGAGACCTTTCTGGGCCAAAAGCGCTTCAGCTTTATGTTGATAGTTTAGAAAAAGCAAACCTCTCTCAAAGCCAAATGACGTTTTATATGGAGGCGATCGCCAGCGATGCCACCATGTTGCTGCCATTGCTTAAGAATGGAGGAGAGGGTTTTAAGCTTCTAGGTGATGAGGCCGAGCGAGCGGGCGTTATTTTAAGTGATAAAACGCTTAGCAGCGCTCAAGAATTAAATACGGTTCTATTCCTGATGGAGCAGTCATCAGTTGGTTTTAAAAATCAGCTAGTTGAGGGGATGTTGCCGACTTTGCGTGATCTTGGGCTGGCGTTTTCAGATGTTAGTGTTGATACAGCCATTGCTAGTGAAGTTGGTTCTACTTTAACAAACGTTATGAAGGGCTTGGCCGCTGCGGGAGTTGGGGCATGGGCAGCGGTTCAGCTTGTCGGTAAGAGTATTGCCGGTTTGGTGGCTGTAGACGCTGCAGCGACGGAAGGTGGATCTTGGTATGAGCGGCTAATACCTGGCGCTAGTGCAGTTAGGCTGATTAAGAACTGGGACGGTGTTAAAAACCAGCTTGGTGTTGTTGGCGATGATCTTGATGAAACCGCGATGAGATATGGCGGATTGATCGATAAAATATGGTCTGCCGGCGATGATAGCAACACGAAGGGTAAGTCACAGATTAAGTTGCTGGCTGATTTGCTGAGTCAACGTGATAGCTTGCTGGCTGGTGGTGGTACCCAGAGCTCTTCTGCAGATGCCGATGCTGAGGCCGCGCGTAAAGCTGCCGCTGCAAAACTTCAATCAGTTGTGGATTCTCTGCAAACGGAAGAAGAATCAATTCTTGCGAGCTATAGAAATCGGCGAGAGATTATTCTTGCTAACACGGAAGAAACCTCTCTCGCGCGGCAGTCGTTGCTTTATCGACTTGAGCAACAAACAAACGAAAAGCTTGGGGAGTTGAATCAGGGCTTCTGGGCTAATTACCTTGATGCAGCCTCGGATGCTTTAACGTCACTTGATGATATTGCTTCTACCACAATTGGAAATTTTTCAAGCGGGATGGGCGCAGCGCTAGAGAGCATGGTTTTCGATGCCACGTCGACAAGTGATGCGTTTAAACAGCTTGGCGAAGGAATGGCTCGCTCGGTGATTAACGCTCTTGGGCAGATGGCTGCTCAATGGCTTGCCTACAAGGCTGTTCAGCTTCTAGTGGGAAAAGCGACAGCCGCATCAGCAGCCACTTCGATGATAGCCCAAGCCGAAACAGCCAGCACAATGGCTGCTCTTCATTCATTTTCTAGCACCGCCGCTATTCCTATTGTTGGCCCAGCCGCCGCGCCCGGCGCTGCGGCGGCGGCCAAGTCAGCCACCTTGCCATTGGTGGCGTCGGTGGCCGCATCTTCATTTGCTGGTTTATTCGATCAGGGTGGCTCCATCGGTTCTGGGAAGTGGGGAATTGTCGGCGAGCGCGGTCCAGAAATTGTTCAAGGCCCCGCTCATGTAACGGGCCGCAATGACACGGCAAGGATGATGGGTGGCGGCAATGTCACCGTAAATCTCGTTGAAGATGCGAGTAAGGCCGGGCAGGTAGACAAGGCTCCAAGTGCTGACGGAATGACGATCACGGCGTTCGTTTCAAGCATTCGCGGCGACGGTCCTGCTGCTCGCGTGCTCGAGCAAACCTACGGCTTGAGACGGGTGGGCAGCTAATGGCTACAGAGATCGATTTTCCGTCGCATCTTCCTTGCGGGCAGCGTGACGGGTACGGCTTGCAGCCAGTCCAGCCGTTTGCCAGAACGGCTATGGCTACAGGTAGGGCTAGGCAGCGTCGGACATTCACAAATGTTCCAACAATGGCCGATGTTAGCTGGCTGATGACGCCAGAGCAGGCGATGTTGTTTGAGGCGTGGTTTAGAGATGCGATCAATGACGGCGCGGACTGGTTTAATTGCGACCTTCGCAGCCCGCTGGACGGACGCAGCATTCCTGGCGTTAGTTCGTATGAGTGCCGATTTACCGAAATGTACGAAGGCCCGCGACCCTTTGGCGCGTCCGACTGGAAAATAAGCGCGAAGCTTGAGCTTATTGATAGGCCTCTTTTGGTGCCGGGCTGGATAGATTTCCCTGATCTTATTCTTGGCGTTTCGATCATCGATCAAGCCATCAATCGCGAGTGGCCGGAGGCCTGATGCCATCTGAAGCGCTTGCAACAATTTACGCCAGTGCGCCAACTGATGCTGTTCTAATTCCTACGTTAGAGGTTTTGATACCTGGCAGTGATCCTATTCGTGTTTGCAATGGTTACCAAGACCAAACGCTTACGCTTGAAAATAGCGATGTCGTGGAATTTCTAGCGGGCAATTTGGTTATTGAGCTACCCGAGAGAAACGATACGGGAAAGCAAACTCTAAAGTTCGGCTTGTGGAATGTTTCGGGTGATGCGCAGGTCGCGATAGAGCTTGCGCTAGAATCGGCCGATGAGACGTTTATCGTGTATCGCGAATATGACAGCCGTGATCTTTCTGGCCCCGCTAGTCAGCCGCAAACGTTCACATTAGTGGGCGGCACGTTTGAGGGGCTTGATGTTCAGTTTGAAGCGAGCTACTACGACATACTTAACACGGCGTGGCCGCGCGAGCGTTACAACAGTTTGAATGCACCTGGCATTCGATTCTTGTGATCGACCATTACCTTTCCACGACTTACCAGCGCTATGGTCGCGGGCCTGATGTGTTCGATTGCTGGGGCTTGGTTAGAGATGCGCGCGTGACAATCTTTGGAAAGCCCTTGCTAGCCAGCTACGGCGAAATTGGGGGTGATGATGCGCGAGGTATGACAGAGGCTGTCAATGCCACTATCGCGAGTGATTTGGTGCCAGTTAAGAAGTCGATTGGCGTTATGGCGATGGGTTGGCGAGGGCGTTTGTGTGTTCACGTTGGGATTGTTGTTGAGGTTGACGGCCGACTATGGGTGCTAGAAACCGATGTTTCTACCGGGCCTGTTTTATCACGCATTTCTGATTTTGAATCCCGCTATCTAAAGGTCACCTACCACGATGATTAACGTCTACCCGTCTGTCCTTCCCGGTGATCCGGTTGAAATCCACGAGGTTAGTGGATTGACTGTTGGTGACTGGATGACGCAAAACGTTCCGGGTTATTTAGCCGGCGACAATCAGCCGGTTAGCGTGACTCTGAACGGCGAGCTATTGGCTCCGAGGAAGTGGGCCTCAGCACTGGTTGGCATCGATGACGTTGCTGATATTCGCGTTCAGCCGGCGGGTGCCTCGTTGGCTGTTGCCTTCAAGTCCTTGCAAGAGGTCTTCCGTCCAATTGTTAACGCGCTGACGCCCGATATTCCAAATCAAAGGTCACCGGGTCAGTCTCTCGATTTTGCTAACTCGGCAGGTAACGCTGCGCGGCTTGGCCAGTCGGTGCCGGAGTCATTTGGATCTTTGCGGGTTTATCCTGATTTCCTTCTTCCTCCCGCCCGACGCTTTGAGAGTAAGCGTGTGCAGAGTTTGCGCATGTTTTTGTGTGTTGGCGTTGGGATTTACGACATTGGCCTCAGCGACGTGCGCGTGGGTGACACCTCTTTTGATCTTCTTGATGATGCGAGCTATACCGTTTACGGCCCCAATGAAAATGTTTCAGCTGACCCTTCTGCGGAGTTTTGGCACAACGTTGAAGAAGTTGGGAGTACATCTGCGGGTGGGGCTGGAATTGATCTTGGTGGAATATCCGGCGTTACTGTTGCTGCCTCGGCTAGTGCTTATACGTTTTCAGGAACAAGCATATTCGTGCCGTCCGGTGCGGGCGAGTTCCCATCCGACTGGAACAGCACTTTAACAGTCAGGGTAGAGCAATATTTTATTTACTCGATAGAGTCTGGCGGCGCGCGTGATGTTATACGGGGAAATCTAGACCAGATCGGATTGTTTGCCGGGATGCTGATTGAGATAGCCGGGGATAATTCTGATCTTTATAAGGTCCACAGCTTTACAGCGTCGGTGCCTGATGCTGCCGGTTCCGCATCAATCTTGACGGGCAGTGCGGCACCTGCGACATATGATTTTAGTGTTACGTCTGCGACATTCTCAGTTTTGCTCGATGGCGATAGCCAATCGATTACTGTCAACACCAACGTTGTGAATTTGGCGGGGCTTTTGGCTGAAATAAATTCACAGCTAGATCCGACTGTCGAGGCCGAGGATTCTGCCGGCAAGGTTCGGCTGGTTGAGCAGGGGCCGAGCTATAGTGGAGCGTCGTTGATAGTCACGGGTGACACCGTTGATATTTTTGGTAGCTCTCCGGTGAGTGTTGATGGTGACGAAACAACGGTTTCGGCCGAGGCTGAGTTAACGCTGTCTTATGATAATGGCGATCCGGTTGTTGGGTTTTCTCCGGCTTTGTCGAGAATGGCGATCGGTTATCGCGGCATGCTTTATAGTGTTGTTGCCGCCGATTCGGATGAAATAGAACTTGGTCGCCTGGATGATACGGGCGCCCCAGATTTGTCGTGGGCGGGCTTCGATACTGAAACAACAACTGATGCTGTTATATCTGTTGCAAGTACGTCGGCATCTGTTGGTTGGTCAGGCCCTTTTACTGCTTGCCCTGACGGCCAATTTACTGATGAAATTGAGTTCGACACATTTTTCCCTCAAGGATTGTCTTATACAAAAGATAGCGGCAGTTTGCGAGGCGCCTATCAGTCTGTTGAGCTCCAGTGGAGAGACACAGCCATTGGCGGTGCTTGGAATTCTGTTGTGCAGGGCTATTTTCAAGGGACATATGACCAGATTGGTTTTAGTCACTCCCTCAGCTTGCCCTACTCAATGAACCCACAGGTTAGGATGCGGCGCAGGGGTCCTGGTTCTGCGGGACAGTATCGTTTGAATGTTCAGTGGTACGGTTTGCGAGCCAGGCTTGCGGCGCCGGCGTCTTATCCGTGGACTACAATCAGCGTCAATCTTTCTAATGCAAATCGTATTTCTAGTCAGTCCGAAAATAAAATTAACGTTATGGTGGCTCGCAAGCTCCCAACTCTGATCGCTGATGTTTGGCAGCCCGCTGCTGTGACACGAGACATTGCGCCTGTCATTCGCTACATCGCACAAAGTATTGGCTACACCGACGATCAGATCGATATGGAAGAGCTCGCGCGGCTTAATGATGTTTGGAATGGCAGGGGCGATCATTTCGATATGTCGTTTAGCGAAACGACTGTAGCTGACGCACTAAAGTCCGTTCTGAGAGCGGGCATGTCAGACCTCACGGTCGATGCGGGGCGCATTCAGGCTGTTCGTGATGAGCCCCGCACGACATTCGAGAGTGGCCAAGGATATTCCCCGCAAAATATGACTTCTCCGCTGTCTCGATCATTTAAGTCAAGGCGCCCTGATGATGCCGACGGCGTTGATGTTGAATTTACGAATCGAGACAGCTGGGCAAAAGAGACAATTGAGTGCCGCATGCCTGGCGACCTTGGTCTTAAAGTGGAAAAGATCAGTCTCGATGGCGTGACTGATCGTGCGCAGGCTTATCAAATCGGTATGCGTCGTCGTGCATCGATGCGCTACCGGCGCTGGGAATATAGTTTTTCCACGGAGATGGATGGGCTGAATAGCAGCTACATGAGCTACGTGCCAATCCTAGACGACCTGCCGCGCTACGGGCAAAGCAGCATCATGAAATCGATCCAAGATGTTGGCGGTGGTGATGCAAAGATCACAGTTACCGAGCCGATGGATTGGTCGGACGTCGGCGCCAGTTATGTTGTTGCGTATCGGCGTCCGGACGGAACCGTTGTTGGTCCTTTCGCGGCAACGATGGGTGCCGATGAATATCAGATCATTGCAGCAATTCCTTTGCCCTGGCCTGACTTAGCTGCGCGCCAAGAGCCGCCGCACGTCTACTTTGGCACCACTGAAAACTGGTGTTTCCCAGCGCTAATCACATCAATCAGGCCAAGCGGTTTGCTGAGCGCGAGCGTTACAGCAACCAACTACGACGAACGAGTCTACCAATACGATAACGCCACTCCGCCGGCGTAACCTTCTGGAGTCAATAGATGACAACTTACAACACTGGCAATCCGGTGGGCTCAGCCGCGCCTAAAGATTTGTATGACAATGCGGAGAATTTAGATCAGCTTGTTAATAGTCCTTCCGCTGAGACCGCTCCTGACAGGCTCGGCGTGGATAGAAAGACATGGCATGGCATGGAAGTTGATTTCCAAAACTTCCTTCTAAACTCTGGGTACCAAGACATCGGCGATTATGACGCTGATGATCCGCTGAGCATCTCCGCGCGTAATCAGATTTTTACCAAAGACGGCGAATATTATCGCGCCAGCGGCGGCTTGGCGTTGCCATACGAGACGGTCAACAACTGGGCTACGGATGCCGTTAATTTTGTTTCGGTTGGCGATGCCACACTGCGACAGGACTTAGCGTCAGATGGAGGGGCTGCGCTGGTAAAAGGGGCTGTTCGTTATGTCACGGATCTCGCCGCTCTGAAATCGATCACCGGCCAGCCCGAAGGCACGGCGATAGAGATCACAACAACGGGCCGCGCAGGTCTTTTCCGCTGGACGCTTGGTGATTTCTCGGCAGAGGTGGCGGCTGACATTCAAGAAGGGGTCTACGCTGTAGGTTCTGGTATTGCAGCGACGTTCGGCGCGTGGGTTCGGCAGTACGGGCAAGCGGTTACAATCAATCCCGTGGTTAAAACTACGTGGTTCGGTGCTGTTGCGGACAGTGGTACAACTGATAACTCTCCGATTGTTCAAGCCGCCATTGATTTTGTTGGCATGGCAGGCGGCGGCGGAGTGCATACGCCAGCCGCTGCGAACGACGGGTACTA